TTATTGAATAGTGGTTCAACCGCATCTGGAGATGGTGGTTTCTTAGTCGGTAGTGGTTCAGCATATAGTGCATCAGCGTTTGTCTTTGATGATTCAGAAGATAGATGGGGTGTTCAGATTGATACACAATTAGGTTCGACCGCAGCAACATCAATACCAGAAGCATATTCATCTTTACTTGTTTTGAACGCACACACAGGTTCATCAACTTACACTAAAAATGGTAATATGAGAATTAATGATGATGGTGATATATTTATTTATGTAGAATAATAGGAGTAATTAGAGGTTATTATGGGAATAATGGACAAGTTTGAAGATGACAATAATGGTATCAACTTAACAAAAGATGAAACAGAATTTCTTTTGTATTTAATACAAGAAAGTATGATACCGGGTACAAAACTAATTGAAGCAGTAAAAATAGTTGAAAAACTTCAAGAAAATTATAAAAAATTAAGTAAATAACTTATTGGCCTTGATGTGGCAATCAAGGAAGTGGGCCAAACAGGTAACCAACCATAAGGAGATAAATTAAATGCCAAGTTGGAAAAAATTAATTACAAGTGGTAGTAATGCTGCCATACCAAGTGTATCAACAGCAGCTGATTTCACAATCGATGCTGGTGGAGATATCGTTCTTGACGCAGACGGAACAGATATCTTTTTAAAAGATGGTGGAACTTCATTCGGTAGATTCAAAATAGCTTCGTCTGACTTCGTAATCAAATCAGAAATAAATAACAAAGATATATTATTCAAAGGACAAGATGGTGGTGCAACCATAACTGCATTACAATTAGATATGTCTGAGGGTGGAAATGCACAATTCCTATCAAACATATCAGGTTCTCAAATAGAAGCAAGTGGAGATGTAATCGCATTTGGTTCATCAGACGAAAGACTTAAAGACAATATAAAACCAATCACAGAACCACTATGGAAATTAAATCAAATTGGTGGTTATACATTTGATTGGAACGATAAACAAGACACATACGAAGGACACGATGTTGGTGTTGTAGCACAAGAAATACATAAGGTATTACCAGAGGTAGTGGCAGAAAGAAGTAATGGATATCTTGGTGTTAAGTATGAAAAAATAGTTCCATTACTAATAGAAAGTATTAAAGAATTAAAACAAGAAGTTGACGATATCAAACAAAAATGTGATTGTTTGAATAAGTAACTTTATATTTATTATCAAACCAAACAGGAGTTATAATGGCTAAAAAATCAAAACAAATTACCTTAACACAAGAAGAAATTAATTCAATTGTTGAATTACAAAACGCTTATGTTGGTGTAAGAGATAATTTTGGTTCACTGGAAATAGCAAGATTTAAAGGTGAACAAGAATTAGAAAATATTTCTAATCAAAAACTTCGTTTAGAAAATGAATATTCTAAACTAAATTTAACAGAAAAAGAATTAGTTGATAGTCTTACCAAGAAGTATGGGGCAGGAAATCTTGACCTATCTACTGGTATTTTTACACCAACTAAATAAAAAAAATAGGTTCATCGGTATATTTTGAGTTTTTTAAATGATATTTATACTTACGATATAACCTAATTAGGAGAAATAAAATGGCAGAAAGAATCGTAAGTCCTGGTGTATTTACCAGAGAAAAAGATTTATCTTTCTTACCACAGGGAATTTCAGATATTGGAGCAGCATTAATCGGGCCAACACAAGACGGGCCAGCATTTGTTCCAACAATCATACAAAATTTTAGTGAGTTTGAAGAAATCTTTGGTAAAGAAGACCAAGACTTTTATGTTCCATTCACAGCGAAGCAATATCTTCAAAGTGCTGGGACAGTAACAATTGTTCGTGTTTTACATATTGGAGGATACCAAAATCAAGAAGTAGTGATTTCGGCAGCAAGTTCTTCAATAACAGGAAGCGTGAACGACAGAACAGTTTTAGCAGTCTTAAAGCCTTCAAAAGGGGCAGACAATATTGACACGTTCCCATTATCATCATCAAATTCGCAATATAATGGTAATGGAACATTTAATAGTTTTTCATTAAGACTACCTACTAACTCATCAGGTGGATATAAAAACTACACACTATCCTTTAACACAGGTTCAGCCAATTATATTGGTAAAGTGTTTAGTGAAGACCCACAAGATACAAGTGAACCAATATATATAGCAGCTAACTTTGAATTTACCCAAACAAATGGGTTCAATCATAGTACAGCTTCTTTGCATGTAACAGCATCAAAAGAAGTAGCTATTCAAAGTGATTTCACACACGATTACGCAGTTGCAACAACACCATTCATTACATCACAATTAATTAGTGGAGATAGAACAAACTTATTTAAAGTTAATACTCGTTCACACGGAACAAATCAAAACTCTAAGTACAAGATTGGTATTAGTGATGTTAAATCACCAACAGATGTACCAGGTAGTGATTATGGTTCATTTAATTTACAAGTGATGATTAATAATCCAGGTGAAACTGATGACGGAACGGTTTTAGAATCATTCCAAAACTTAAATCTTGATGAAGACTCTACAAACTACATACCAAGAGTAATCGGTGATAGATATGTAACTATTGATTCAAATGGTAAACTTACCTATAATGGTGATTATCCAAATAAATCAAAGTATATTTATATTTCTGATTTTAGTAATCTTGAAGGTATTTCAGAAGAGTTAGTTCCAATGGGATTTGGAAAACTACTTTTACCGTTTGAGGACAAAACAGATGCTTCCGGTTCAGTAAAATATCCATCAGCTCAATTTAAAGCATTAAATGGAAGTGCTAATTTATCAGGTCAATTAAATGCAAGAGGTACATTTGACAGAAATGTTTTCTATGGATTTGATTTTGCAAATAATGATAACAAACAATATTTAGCACCAACACCTGCAAATGCTACAACTGGTAGTAATATTACGATGAGTTTAGAAGATTCATTTGGTAATGATGACGCATCAGAGTTAGGAGCAACATATGCAAGTAGTTCACAATTAATCACTTTAACAAACTCAGCTTTCCAACAAAGAAAGTTTGTAGTTCCGTTCCAAGGTGGTTTTGACGGGGTAAACCCAGCGAAAGCAAGAAATACCGGTACTGACATAACAGCAGCAAACACACAAGGATTTGATATAACAAATTCAACTTCAAGTGGTTCAGTTGTTTATAAGAGAGCAATTAATGCAATTTCTAATCCAGATGAATTTGATATTAACTTGTTGTCAACACCAGGTATAGTTCACTCTCTACACTCACAAGTAACAAATCACGCAATAGACAAAATAGAATCAAGAGCAGACGCATTTTATATTATGGACGGTTCACCTTATGGTGCAACAATCCAACAAGCGATAGATAATGTAAAAACTCTTGACACAAATTATGTCGGAACATATTATCCTTGGGTTAAAGTCTTGGATAGTGTGAAGAACAAACCAACTTGGGTACCACCTTCAGTAGTTCTACCAGGTGTTTATGCAAACAATGATAGAATTGGACAAGAGTGGTTCGCACCAGCAGGTTTAAATCGTGGTGGTTTAACTGAGGTATTAGAAGCAGAAACAAGACTAACCAACGCCGAAAGAGACGACTTATACGAAAATCGTATTAATCCAATCGCATCTTTCCCAGGTCAAGGTGTAGTAGTGTTTGGACAAAAAACTCTACAAGGAAAACCAAGTGCATTAGATAGAATTAATGTAAGAAGATTGTTGATTAACTTAAGAAAGTTCATCGCATCTACATCTAATTTCTTAGTATTTGAACAAAATACAGACGCACTAAGAGGTAGATTCCTTAACTTAGTAAATCCTTATCTTGAACAAGTTCAAGCAAATTCAGGACTTACAGCGTTTAGAGTAGTAATGGATGAAAGTAATAACACACCAGATGTTATTGATAGAAACCAATTAGTTGGTCAAATCTTTATCCAACCTACAAGAACAGCAGAGTTTATTGTATTGGACTTTGTAGTTCAACCAACAGGTGC